GAATCGGCCTTCAGCGAGGTCAGCGACGTGGAGCCGTGTACGTCAACGGCCTTAGCCGAATCGGCCTTGAGCGAGGTCAGCGACGTGCAGCCGCTGGCGTACACGTGCTCAGCCGCATCAGCCTTGAGTGAGGTCAGCGCCGGGCAGTCGCTGGCATACACGGTCTTAGCCGCATCGGCCTTCAGCGAGGTCAGCGACGTGCAGCCGCTGGCATACACGGCCTCAGCCGAATCGGCCTTGAGCGAGGTCAGCGACGTGCAGCCGCTGGCGTCAACGATCTTAACCCCAGCCTTATAGCGCCGCGCCAGCGCTGCGCGCGTCCGCGCCTCTGTTACCGCTGGGTCGTGCCACTCCGGGAGCACATCCTGATCGATGCGAAACGCCCATTGCTTGAGACTCGGCCACGTCTTGATCTTGTCGGTTGGCGAAATCTCGACTTTGATAACATTGGGGCCTCTCGTGCCCCACTCATTCAGGTTGTGTTTACCGATGATCGCGGAATGCGAATTCGACTCGTCAAGCCAAAATTCGCGATCTTTCGTCAGGACGAAGCTGGCAAATTTACACATATTAGTCTCCCTGTTGTCTAAGGCTTTCTGGCGGGTTACGTACCGGCCCAAGTTACCAGCTTGACGCTCCGCTTGCCGTGGAGACCGGCTCGGGGAAGATCAAGCGAGAGCAGATTGGATGGCCTCAAGCGAGGTGTCTCCGTCGTATTTCTCGATCCCCCAATGGGGAACGAAAATATAGTTCTGCCCTTTTGCGCTGGTTAACAGGTAAGCATCTGGGCGGTAGTTTTTGGGGGTTGGAATGTGGGCTTGAACCATTAGATTCATAAAGCCGATCTTGACAATGCTGCCTGGTTGCCAGTTCTGCTCTGTTTTGGTGATCATTTTAGGTCTCCCTCCATGAGGCTGGTTGCCTCTAACAACACAACCACTATGCGCCGACCAAAATGGCGTGTCAAGAAAAAAGTGAGCCAAATCCGAGAAAAAAATGACTAAAGTACTGTCGTCCCACATTGTGCACCGCTTACCGTAGGATCGGAGCGGCGGAGCCTATTCCGCCCGGACCCGTTTCCGCCATCTGAATTTTGCTACAGCTAATTGTTGCGCCTCGAGGTGGCGTGCGCACTTTTTGAAGCCGGTTTTTGGTGCCTCATCGCAAATGGAGCACTTCTTATCGTATTGCCGGAGTGCTCTCCGCCTCTTTTGCTCGGCAGCGCATTTACCGGGGTGATTCAAGCGATACTTTGCTTGGCGTTCCTTCCCGGTGAGAGAGTCCGGTTTTTTCGGCCTTCCCATCTAGTTCGCCAAGATGCGCATTACTTGCGCTTTCCGAATCAAAATTGCTCCATCCTCGGGCAATCCGCCATCGCGGGCTGCATCGCCCTCACGCTCGCCAGAAATAAGCAAATACGATTCAGTTGATGGCCAAAAAGAGCGGCAAGCCCGGATGCCTTCAGCAATTTTCTCTTCAGAATCATCGGAAATCTCAAAACAGCAGGTGCCATCAAGTTCAGTAAGCTCTTCCACCCAATCACAGGAGATCGGCTCATGGAAAGAGTTGGGAAGAACCTGGCCGATTTGTTCATCTCCATTCGATGTGCGGATTCCGTATTTCATAATCCCCTCCAATGAAATAATGTTACGATATTACACGCCAAATGTCAAGAACTTTTTTGAAACTTTCTTACTATCGTCCCACATCGCGAACATTGCGTATGTATGCTACACTGAAGCAAATGCAACAGCACGAAGCGGTAAAGGCAAAAGCCAAAACCCCTTATAGCGATTACGCGATGACCACTCAGCAGATCGCCGAGCGACTCGGTTGCACTCGCCAAGCAGTGGAACAAACCTTACGGAGCGCGTTACGTAAGCTCAACAAAGACAAGGTGTTATCTTCATACATTGCGTCTTTGCCAGATCACATGCGATACTAAATCCGCACCCGATTTATTGGCTCCGAGCGCCAATAGGCTCGGCCTCCTGAAGTAACCAAGCCAGAGATGTCCAAAAATCATCGCATCCTCAATGTATCTCGCGGTTTCACGCTCAAGCATGGCCAGGCCGTTAAGGCTATTGGCAATTGCGCTTGTGCCTGGGTCGAATACGGCGTTTCGATTCGCGATCTCACGATTGCAGAGGCGATTACAGCCCGCAATGAGCAGGCCCGCATAGCTGAGCCGTTGCCGTTGGCTGAGCTACCCGGCCTGGTGGTAAGAAATCTGCCGCATTATTCGGACGAGCTTGAACTCGCAACGACAGCTAACAAGTTCGCGTTCGAGGCGGTGTGATGCGCGATGGCAAACCTTATCAAAGGCGATAAGCCGCGGACAAATCGGACCCCTAAAAGGCGCGCAGCGTTTCTTGCGTCGCTTAAAGAAACATGCAACATCACTAAAGCATGTGAATTGAGCGGTTTATCGAGGACCACGGCGTATGATTGGAGAGGGGACGATCCCGACTTCGCTGTGGATTGGCAGAAAGCGTTGGATGTTGCGGCAGACTTGCTGGAAGAGGAAGCGGTACGCCGGGCCAAAGATGGCACGCTCAAACCTGTGTACCAGGGCGGCGAGCTGGTAGGGCACATTCAGGAGTATAGCGATACACTGATGATCTTCCTTCTTAAAGGGGCGAAGCCACAAAAATACATGGAACGCCGCGCAGTAGAGGCAAGCGGACCCAGCGGCGGTCCTATCCAGGCCGAGATCAAGATCGAACTCGTAAAAACCCAAAACTCGAATCCCTGATGCAATTTCCTGAAGAGCTTACGCCGCTCCTTGAGCACCATCCATACAAGGTTCTTTACGGCGGCCGCGATGGGGTCAAGAGCTGGTCGATCGCTCAAGCGCTGTTGCTGCTGGGGACAGGCAAAATGGATGGCTGGGCGACGCCGCTGCGCATTCTCTGCGGGCGCGAGACGATGGATTCGATTCGGGAGTCTGTACACCAGTTGCTCAGCGATCAGATCGGCCGACTTGGGTTAGGCGATTTTTACCGCGTCCTGCAATCCGAGATTCGCGGGCCAGAGTGGCACCCGACTGAGTTTGTTTTCTGCGGCTTGCGCAAGCAAACCGTCAGCTCAATCAAATCCTATGAGTCGATCGACATCTTCTGGGGAGAGGAAGCCAGCACAGTCAGCCGGCGATCCCTGACGATTCTGCTCCCGACTGTTCGCAAGCCGGGCTCGGAAATCTGGTGGAGTCTTAACCCCGACCTCGTGACCGATCCCGTCTACACCGATTTTGTGTTAGATCCGCCGCCGGGCGCGTGGTTGCGAAAGACAAGTTATCACGACAACAAATGGCTGAGTCCCGAATCGAAGCAAAAGATTGAGACCCTCAAAGCTAAAGATCCAGATGCGTTCCACCACGTCTACGAAGGCGGCACGCGCTCAACAGTTGAAGGCGCGATCTATAAGGCGGAGATACGGGAGGCTGAGAAGGAAGGCCGAATACGCGCCGTCCCCTACGATACCATGCGGGCAGTCGACACTTTCTTTGATCTGGGATACGCTGATCGTGTCTCTGTTTGGGCCGCGCAGCGCACGCCGTTTGAAGTCAAAATCCTTCGCTACTTCGAGGGCGACCATCAGGCTATCGACTACTATCTCAAAGAGATACAGGCCTGGGGATACATTCTCGGCACCTGTTACCTACCTTGGGATGGCGGCGCGAAACAGTTGGGCACAGGACGATCGATAGAAGAGGTTGTCCGCGCCAAAGGATTCAAGGTCGAGGTTCTGCGCCAATCCAGCATTGCAGACGGCATCAATGCGGTGCGCACGCTGTTTCCGCAGATGTACTTCGATTCCAATCTTTGTGCGGATGGCCTGAGCTATCTGCGGCGCTACCAATGGGGCCCATCAAGCGCGCTAGGGCAAGCGAGACGCGAACCCTTACACGACGATGCCAGCCACCCGGCCGATGCGCTGCGCACAATGGCGATGGCGATCAAAGAACCTAAAGGCAAGAAAGCAAAGACCAACAAACCGCCGGTTACGGTATCGGTATGGGGGTGATATGGCAGTCTTGAAAGCAGCAAAGCGCAACGCATTGCCCAGCAGCACGTTCGGCCTGCCAGGCTCGCGCAAGTATCCGATGCCAGACCGCAGCCACGCCGCTAACGCCAAGGCACGCGCCACACAGCAGGTTGCACGCGGCAATCTGAGCGCGTCGTCGGCGTCGAAGATTCGAGCGAAAGCAAACCGGATTTTGGGGGAGTGATGCCCTGGACCCGTAAGCAAGTGAAACTGCTGCTCTCGAAGTATTCGCCGCTCACGGCGCCGCAAAAGACGAAGATGGTCGACGAGCTGCACGCCAATCCGGCAATGGGACATGCCCGCAAGGGATCAAAGGAGCTGAAGAAAAATGGCTAAGGTAATTCGCAGAATGGAAATCGAGCCCGCCGAGAATGGGGGGCATACGGTCACTCACCACTACAAAGAGAGCCCCCGCAAGGACAATCGCGCCGCGGCCGGTATAAGCATGGGATACGCAGAACCCGAGTCGCACGTCTTCGGCAAGAACGAAGGCCACGAGATGCTGGCACATGTCGCCAACCACCTCAACATCCCAGAAAGCCAGGGCGAGCCGGCGCAAGAAACAGAGGAGCCGGAAGGCGAAGAGGAAGCGTGACCTGGACGCCTAAGATGATCCAAGCGACCCTGCTTAAGTCAGCAGCCCCTAAGCTGGCAATGCCTTTGCGCGTCGTCTCAGCAAACCGTCCGAGCCGTCCACCGTCCCCGCGTGGCATGAGCGCGGATACCAAAAGTAGCTACATGCCAAAAAAGGGTGCATATTGATCGATCTAGCGGCAACTGAGCGCCAAGCATCTTTCGTCAAGAAATCGATGCGGGCGGCTGGCATGAGTTCCGATATGGGAGCAGCAATTGCTCATCTGGCATCCGGCTATGTGCGCGACCACGATCATTTTTCGCGACTTTTGACCGAGATGGAGCCACCCCTGCGGCACGAGATGTACGAGGTAATGCGCCCACATCTTCGCTTCGAGGCGTGGCCACTCGACCAATACATTGCCCATGCGGGGGAGATGGCCGAACGTGAAAAGCTGCCGGTTCTCGGGCCCACTGGACAATTGCTGGAATTCAGGCCGGCGCAGGATGTTTTGACTTCCCGGAAGCAAGCCCAGAGCATCCTTGAACGCGAAATGGCAGCACGAACTTTGTATCTCCACTGCGCGAAGTGCACCGCCGAGGCTATTTATTACGGCCACGAGGGGCAAACCAAAGCCGATGTAGTGATCAAAGCGCGGCGTGACGGCTGGGTGTACGATCCGCATGGTTCAAGCGATGCGACCGGCTTCAATCCGACTGAGATTTGTCCCACTTGCGAAACATCGCTTCGTGAGGCGCACGAGGCGCATTATGGAAGGCCGCCCAAGAGCGTAAATGGCTGAGAAAGACGCTGACCTCGGCACCAAGAATGACGCTCTCTTAAAGCGTATCCGCGAGCGCTATCGCTATGCGATGGACAAGTGGCGCCGGAATCGCACGGAGGGCCAGAAGAACATGCGGTACGTCTCGGGTGATCCATGGGACGATGAGGACCGCAATGCACGTAAGGGGCGCCCGACAGTTTGCGCGGATCAGCTCAATCAGTTCGTCAACCAGGTAGTCAACACGGCACGGCAGAACCCACGCGGCATTATCGTTGACCCTGCCGGGGATGGCGCAACCGAGGAATTAGCCGAATATCGCGAGAATCGCATCCGGGCTATCGAATATGGCTGCAACGCATCGCAGGCGTACATCAACGGCCTGCAAGCCGCGGTTGAGCGTAACGTTGGCTATTGGAAAGTCGGACGCATCTATGTCTCAGACGAGACAGACGAGCAGGAAATCATCATCTTGCCTGTTCTTAATCCAGACGCCATCCTACTTGACCCTGATTACAAAGAACTTGACGGCTCAGACATTAAATGGGCCTTTGAACTCGATAAGCTGACCCTGGAGGAATTTGAGCGCGAATATCCCGATGCCGAGAGGCGCAGTTTCGCGGCCGATGACTTCGGCGGCGATGCAAACGACTGGTATGACGGCAAGAGCATTGTCGTAGCATCATACTGGGAAATCCAAACTTCCCCAAAGAAGGTGGGTAAGAAGCAGCGGACAGTTGCCGAGCGGTCGATCCAGCAATACGTAACCAATGGCGTCGAGATCCTCAAGAAAGCCGACACTCAGCCTGGTCCATACATTCCCATCGTGGCATGCTTTAGCAAGGAAATCTGGGTTGAATACGGCAAAGGCGGGGCCGAGCGTGTACTGCTCTCGCTGGTGAGTCTGGCGCGAGATCCGCAGAAGGCATTAGCTTACGTCGTCAGCGCGATGCTGGAAAACGTTGGCCAGCTACCGAAAACAAGCTATATCGGTGCTGTGGGGCAATTCGAGACGGACGAAGAGGCTTGGAAGACGGTTAACACAGTCTTTCATCCCTATCTGCAGTATGACGTTGTGGTGGATCAGGCCACCGGGCAACCCTTACAGGCTCCGCAGCGCGCACCCCAGACGCCAGACTTTCAAGCCTATGCAATTGGCATCGACATTTGTCAGCGCGCAATCCAGTCGGCGATGGGCCTGCAGGCTTTGCCATCGGCGGCGCAACGCCAGAATCAGAAATCCGGCGTAGCGCTGGACAAGATTCAGTCCGAGCAGTCGATCGGCAGCTACCATTTGGTCGATAATTACGATCGCGCCATCAAGCTAACGGGAAGGATCGTCAATAACTGGCTTTCTCTCGTGGACTTAGGCGAGACCGAGAAGCCAATCCGCGAGGCGGACGGGTCACACAAGCTCGCCAAGATCAACACGGACGCTCCGGTGATGGAGGGTGATCACGAATATCACTTCCCAATCGCAGACGATAAAGGCCGCTACCAGGTAACCATCAGTGCCGGGCCGTCGCACGAATCGCAGCGCGAAGAAGCGAGCGAGTTTGTTGATACGGTGGTCCAGAATCTAAAGAACTTACCGTTAACTCCTCCACAGGCAGCGCAGGTATTCTCGCTCGGGATCAAACTGAAGCAGCTCGGCCCGCTCGGTGATCAGATGGCCGAGATCGTGAATCCCCAGAACCAAGGCCAAGCACAGCAGTTGCAGGCAATGCAGCAGCAAATGGGAATGATGCAGCAGCAGCAAGGTCAGATGCAGGGCTTGATTCAGAAGCTAATGCTTGAACGCCAAGGCAAGGTCATAGAGCAGCAGGGTAAGGCGTCAATCGTCAAGATGCAGGAAGACACGAAGCTGGCAGTTGCCCAGATGAATGCCTCAAAAGACTCGAACGAAGCGATTGCCGATCGCGAAATCCAAGTCTATGACATGCTGCACGATGCGGCCCACGAGACGGCAATGCAAGCCCAAGAACATGCGCACCAAGCCGGAATGGCTCAACAGCAACAGGCGGCAGCAGCGCAACAGCAGCAAGTGGCCGCTCAGCAGGGCCAGCAGGACCAAACCGGCTCCGCGCAGCAATAGATCTTCGACTCGCGAAGGTGAGAGATGGAAACCACGACGCAAGCAGAATCGTCAACTGCAACCGAAACAGGAACACTTGAACTGCCGGTAAGCGGCTCTGCGGAATATGCAGAGTGGCGCGTAACCGGAAATCTTCCAGAAAAGCCGAAACCTGCGGAAACGGCACCCGCTGAGACGCCTAAAACGGCGACAACCGAGCCTCAACAGGCAAAACCAGCTCCCGGCACGGAACCGGGCATCAATAGGCAGGAGTCACGCCGGAAGCCCGGCGCGGAACACCGCATTGGCGAATTGACCGCCGAGATCAAGCAGCTCAGACAACAACTGACAGAGGCTGGCAAGCCGCAACCGACGAAAGCGGAACCGTCACCCGCAAAGCCTGCCACCTATCAGGAGTGGCGCAAAACCTTCAAGCCGACGGAGTGGACGAACCAGTACATCGCTCAAAACAAAGATGCGACCTGGGAAGACGCTCAAGCGGCCCTGGCCGACCACATGGCCGACCGGAGAGAAGAATTTCGCGCATCTGAACAGCAAATCGCGCAGCAACGCCAAGCGGTAGGGGAAAAGCTCTCTGAGGCACGGAAACGCTATCAGGATTACGATACGGTAGCGGCTCCGCTCGTCAAAGAGATGCTGCAACCCGATATTCCACGCGAAATTTTCGGTGTATTGAACGATTCTCCTGTGTTGGCCGACCTTTTATACGTAATTGGTGGCGATGAGGCAAGCAAAAACGATTTCCTCGATGCTTGTCGCTCAAATCCCTCGAAGGCTCTGCGCGTTGCCCTGCTGATGGAGCAGGATATCGTGAAAGAGCTTGAAAAAGGGAAAGAGAACGGCGCCCGCAACGACAAAGGTCAGTTTACACAGACGGAAACGACAACGACTCCAGCCAAAAAAGGCCCAGAAGCGGCTCCCGCTCCTCCTATCGAAATCAACCATCGCGGTGGTGGCGAAATGGATGAGTCGGCGAGAGCGCTTGCACAGATTGAGCGCGGCAACGATGCGGCATTTCGCGAATGGAAACGCGCGGAAGACCGCAAAACGCTTGCCCGCCGCCGTGGAGTTTAACAAGTGGCAAACAATTTCTTAAACACCCAATGGGTTTCGATGAAGGTTCTGCGCCTCCTGCTGAACAAGCTGGTGGTTGCCGAATACTTCAATCGCTCGTGGGAAAAGGACTTCCAAAAGGAGTTCGCGCCGGGATCGATGATCACGGTGAAATTCCCTCAGCGATTCACTGTCTCTGACGGGTTGGGATACGATCCGCAGGGCATCAACCGGCTTCAGACACCAATTTCACTCGATCAGTGGATGCAGGTTGCATTCGAGTGGGATGATTACGAAGCCGCGGTCAAGGTCGAGCGCTCGGAAGAGGAGCTTGAAGAGCAGTATTTCGAGCCCGCTGCCGCCGCTCTTGCGCAGGAATGCGACAAACGGTGCGCGAATTTTGCGGCCATCAACAGCAGTATGGTGACGGGCGCTCTCGCGGTAGATGCCACATCGGTTTCCACCTATTACACGGCGCGGCAGTACCTCGAAGAGAATGCCGCGGGCGTCCTTGGCAAGCGGGCCATGTGCGTTTCCTCAAGCATGATGACCTCGCTTGGCTCGAACATCACAACCATTTTCCATCCGGCAAGCGAAATCGAGATGTCCTGGAAAGAGGGCGTGATCGGAGAGCTTGGAACCTTCATGTTCTTTGAAGAGCAGGCGCTTCTTCGTCAAACGGCTGGCACATGGGCGGGCACTACGGGCTATCCGATCGTTCATGGTGCTGGGCAGTCCGGAACCTCGCTGGTGATTACGGCGAATGCGGGCGACACGTGGAATCTTGGCGATAAGTTCTCTATTGCCAACGTCAACCTCGTTAACCCGATGACGTACAAAATACCCGGCAAGGCGCGTAACAAGACATTCACCGTGACGCAGGCACTTGTGGCTGCGGGCGGCGCGGGCGGTGATACCATCAACTTCCTTCCGCCGATCTATGGGCCTGGCAGTCAGTATCAGAACGTCGATGCTCTGCCGGCAGATGGAGCGGCATTCACCTTGTGGCCTGGAACCACTGCGCCTAACGGCAAGAGTGGAACCGTGGCGCTGGGACTTACGCGGCAAGCCTTCGCAATCGTGGGAGCAAAGCTCTATGTGCCCCACGCGGTTGAGTCGGCGGGCGCGGCAACTGACCCCGACACCGGTCTGAGTGTTCGAAAAGTGAAGGCGTGGGACCCTGTGCGTTCAATGCAGGTCAATCGCATGGATTCACTCTTTGGGCTCGGCAATCTGTACCAAGACAACGGCGCTGTCGTTGTGGCGGGGGCATAAGGAGAAACCATGAACAAATTCATTAAAACCTTCTCCCTCCTGGCTTTCCTTGTGTTTCCGGTGTTTTCGGTAGCGCAGACGGCCTTGACTCAAACCACCCTATCCGGTGCAACGGATAGGGTACAACAGGTGATTCAGGTGGTTTCCGCTACCGGAATCGTCGCACCCAACGCTTTTGGCGGCCCCTCTCAGACACCCGGCTTCAACACGACTCTTGTCATTGACAAGGAAGCGTTGACGGTCGAGTCGCTGAGCGGGAAATCCATCACGGTAGTGCGCGGCGCCAATGGCACCAAAGCGGTAGCGCATAACGCGGCGGCTGTCGTGTGGGTGGGGAGTCCGAATGTCTTCCTGAGTTCGATTCCGCAGGGGACTTGCACCCCGTCTATCACGTACAACCCCACTCTGGTAATTGGCCCGGCCTATCAGTCGAAGGTCAGTTACTGGAATTGCGTCACCCTTTCAAGTGGGGTGTATAACTGGGAGCCGCTTCTAACCACTGGGTCAATCACCCCAGCGGCGAGTTCGGCGGCCATTCAGACCGCTGCGCAAACCTTCACAGTGGCGGGCCTCGTTGTAGGAGAGCCCATCATTGTGGCAAGCCAGCCTGCAGCTACCTCCCTGTGCCCTCTCACGAGCGCATCGGTGTCGGCAGCCAACACGGTGAGCTTGTATTTCACAACCCTTACAGCCGCGGCTTGCACACCGGCAGCAGGTACCTACCTGCTCGATGTGCCGCGCTTCGAGCCGTAATTCTGGTGGGGCATCGCAAGGTGCCCCGCTTTTTAAGGAGCATTATGACCCTTACCGATCAATTGAAAGCCGAGAACGCGAATTACGATCCTCACGGCTTTAAGGCGCAAGGACAGAACACGCCCGTGTCGGCGTTTCCTGATCCACAGGTGCCCTACGCGGCTTTCCCGACGACCGTTTACCGGGAAAACAAGACTGTCGTCAAGAAGATGGTTGCGCCCGCCCCAGTGGAAGTATCCGAAACCCTGGTCACCACGGAATCTCGGGTCGTCAAGTCGCAGGATGAGCTGGATGCGGCCATCGCGGACGGATTCTCCGCTAAAGGCGTCTCGGATGGCAGCGGCACAGACCGGTACGGGTCTGGCCCCGACAACTGGACATTCAGCAGCGACGGCAAGGATTACCCCGGCTCATACGGTGTAGGTGTCGATCAAGCGCCCGTGCCATTTGAGCCGACCGCCGAAGAGCGCGCCGCAGCTCAGTAATGCCCATCCCAGAACCTGGGCTATATCGCCCATCAAACTTGAACAAGAAACAACGGCAGGAGCAATTAGCGGCCTGCTACGGAGTTCCTATGTCACAAGCATTGACGCCTGTTGAAGCAGAACAGATGCGCTCTATCCTGCAGCGCTATGACAACGACCGCAAACCGGTTCAGATCCACAATCTCAACGATCCGCCAAAGGTGCCGTACCGGTACCAGAAATTCCCGAAGATGCTCTACAATCACGAGCAGAGCGAGCCCGCTCACGAGGTGACCAAGAGCGCCATTGTGGGCAGTTCCGTCATCGAAGAGCGGGTCCACGTGCGGGCGAAGGTGGTTACTATCATAGTGCACAACGAAAGTGACCTCGCCGAGTATCTGGCAGACGGCTGGCGAGAAGATGCGCCTGAATTCCGCGCGGATCTGGAAGACACGCTCTCGCGGGCCTACGAGGCTGAGGCGGCCCGCGCAGATGATCAATTGCGGCGTAAGCCAGGTAGACCGCGCAAGGATGCCGGCGCAGCGTGACGGCACTTGACATCATCACCGGTGCCCTTCAGGAAATCAATGCAATAGCGATTCAGGAAGGACCCAGCTCTGCGGACGCGACTTTTGCGCTGGCAAAGCTCAACCGGATAGTCGATAGATGGGCGGCGCGCAAGCCGTTCATCTACGACACCGGCCTGCCCACCTATACGCTTGTTCCCGGTCTAAATCCCCACACCATTGGGCCGCAAGGCCAACTGACGCAAAGTGAGCGCGCTAACAATGTCGCGACGTATTTCTGCGCCAATAATTTCACCAATGGGCAGTCAGTAACGGTTTCAAACTCGATAAATGGTCTGAATGGAACCGGAAACGTTCAGTCTGCGACGGCGGCAAAGTTCAGCATTCCGCTGATCGGCGGTGCGGTAGGGCTCGCAGCCGATACCGGAACGGTTGTCTTAACCGCGAATTCGGCTCCCACCTTCGCCACACCCAATATGGGGCAGCGGCCGCAGAAGATTTTGCAGGCAAATCTCGTTTTGAATAACATGAGCGTCCAAGAATACGTCGATATTCCGATGAATATCCGGGATCGCGAGTGGTGGATGAATGTTCGCGTCAAGAATCTCCAAACCGACATCCCGACCGACCTTTATTACGATGCCGACTGGCCGAATGGATCAATCTATCTGTGGCCCGTTCCGAATTATGCCTATCTGATTCGATTGGCTATTTGGGGCACAATTCCTCAGTTTCCGAGCCTGAATTACAACTTCAGTCTTCCGCCCGGCTACCAGGACGCCGTGACGATGCAATTGGCGCGGGATATGGTGGGACCGTTTCAGGGAAGTTGGACGGCACAACAGGAAGACAACTGGAGGCTGGCCATCAAGTCAGTGCAGTCGAACAACATCAAGTCCCCGCGCGGCCTCACCGGGGATGTGGGAATGCCTGGGGTGCAGAACAATATGAGCGACTACAACTACTATTCTGGAATGCCGAATCCGTAATGGGACGCTTTGGGTTCTGTGGACCTTCGTACACGTCGCAGTCGATCACCGCCGATTGCCAGCAGGCGATGAATTGGTATCCGGAGTCGATCGAGAGCCAGCTCGGTAAATCCGCGATGGCGCTTTATCCTACGCCCGGCTTGTCGGTCTTTGCTGCTCTTCCGTCGCTCATTGCCCCTACGAGGGCTGTGCGCGGCATGTTGGCGATTGATGGACGCCTGTTTGCAGTGGGCGGCCCAAACCTTTACGAGGTCTATAAAGACGGCTCAAACAATAACCGGGGCAACATCGGTGACGACTATAACCAAGTAACAATGGCTTCAAATGGGGCAGACGGAAATCAACTGGTTGTATGTTCCGCCGGGAATCTGTACTCCTTGGATCTGACTGCCAATGTACTGAGTGGTCCGATTCTTGGGCTTCAAGGCACCGTATCGATGGTGGTCTACTGCTCGGGCTACTTTGTGGCTTTGCTGGCCAACAGCAACAAATTCCAGGTATCTGCGCTGCTAGACGGTACGACCTGGAATCCTCTTGGCGTCGAGCAAGTTCTGGTGTTCCCGGAGAACGTCGCAGCTATCGTGAGCGCCTTCAATCAGCTTTGGGTCTACGGGCTCAATGGTCATGCGCAGGTCTATTACAACTCTGGGGCCAGCGCCGTAACGCCGTTCGATGTGATTCCGGGCGCTTTCATGGAAGAGGGCATCAGCGCTCCAAGCTCTCTCGCGGTATTGGATAATACGCCTTCCTGGATCGGCGGCTACCAGACCGGCATCGGGATCGCATGGCGGGCGAACGGATATTCCCCTTCTCGCATCTCGAATCATGCGGTAGAAACCGCTTGGGCGGCATATCCAAGTCGGGGAACTGATGCGATTGGCTACGCTTACCGCGATCAGGGGCACACCTTTTGGGTTCTGCGCTTTCCGAGCGCCAATCAGGGATTCGGTGCCACCTGGGTATACGATACTGCCACGCAAATGTGGCATGAACGCGGACACTGGTCACCACAATCGCCGAGCGGATGGACGGCTCATAACTCGACTTGCCATGCCTTTTGCTTTGGTCAGAACCTCGTAGGCGACTGGAACACCGGCGTTATCTACGCCATGTCGATCTACACTTATCAGGACAATGGACAGCCGATTCGCCGCGTTCGGCGCGCGCCGCATATCTCGGTTGAGCAGGTTCGCATCTTTCACAGCTTCCTCCAGGTCGATGTCGAAGTAGGAGACGGCCCAATGCCGCCACTGCTTGACGGCGCCGGCGAGCCTCGCGGCCCCCAAATGATATTGCGGTGGTCGAACGATGGCGGCAGGACTTGGAGCAATGAATACGTTCGTTCGGCGGGTCAGACGGGAGAATATCGGCAGCGCGTCTACTGGAACCGGCTTGGACAGGCGCGTGATCGCGTCTATGAGGTTTCGGTAACCGATCCGGTGCCGTGGCGCATTGTCGATGCGTACCTTAAGGCCGGATCGCTCTATCAGCTTCCACAGCAACGCTTGAGCCAGCGCTATGAGGAAATCACGTAATGGCGAATACGGCTCCGTTCCAGTTCTCGGTCAAGTATATCGATCCGAAGCAGCCGAGTGGCTTCACATTGATGGGCCAGAATCAGATGGCATCGATCCAGGCGCAACTTGTGAGCCACGAGGCTACCATCGCCACTCTTCAGGCCCAAATCGCGGCGCTTCAGAAAGCAATCAACCCATGACTATTTCTAAATGGCTTTTCGCGGGCATTTTGACTATCTTTGGATGGTCATTGCCTCTCCGCGCCCAGAATCCATCTCTTAGCACCTACGGAAAAATCACGCTGCAAACCTCTTCGTGCTCCGGGGCCGGCGCGGGATATGTCTACCTGGTGCTACCGCCAACTGCCTCTGCCTATGCGGCGACAATTTCCGGAACGTGGGTCGGCACCCTGCAATTTGTCGGCTCAGTCAATGGCTCGACATGGGTAAGTGTCAGTGCCCAACCAATCCCATCCGGAAGTCCCGTTACCTCCACAACTTCAAATGGGACATGGACCATCAATCCGGCTGGCCTCACGCAGATTTGCGTCTACGCAAGCAGCTATACGAGTGGCGCCGCCGTTATCGCCGCCTCAGTTGCTACAGCCGGTCTGGACGCCGTCGGGGCGGCTGGCGGTGATCTTGGTGGAAGTTTTCCCGATCCGACCGTCACCGGTCTCAACGGCAATCCTCTTCCAGCTAACTCTTTCGGTGTTTTGACCAATAGTGGCTCCGGGGCGCTCGCTTATGTTCCGCCCTTCGCTGTGGACGTAACACAACCACCCTACTCGGCGAAATGCGACGGCTCAACCGATGATCACGTGGCGATTCAGGCCGCGCTCGATCAGAACGCGGCCATTATGATTCCGGTTGGCCCATCCCCGCCGACGCAGTGCAATCTTGGTACTGTGGGCATTACGCTTTGTAGCGCGTCCAATCTGTTCGGATATAACGCCATCTACGGCAATGGTCAAATTTTCAACTACGCCGGAACCGGGAGTGGTGTCACCACGTCATCGAATTGCACAGCATCTCTTATCCGAGATTTGGGGATATATCAAACATCCGCAACTGGGACGCCAGCACTTTTTGACATAGAAGGCCCTAACACGGAATTGGATAACGATGTCGAACAGGGCAACACTCTACCCAACGGCGGGTATACCTCAATTTTGATAAATGCTCCCATTGCGAAGGTAGCCAATTATTACGGAAATGGATTTGTTGTCGTCAACGGTACAAGCGGCAATGTGGTGTTGCAAAGCACCGACGTGGACAGCTATCAGCTAACCGGCGTGGTTAACGTGCAACTAATAGCCGGATCAGCAGAGAACTCCAACGGGAGCATATCTGATATTGAATTCGCCGTTGCAATAGGAATTTCCGGAACGTCGTTTGCTGGAGGAGTCACGATTCACAACTCGGCTGTTTCCACTTCCGGGGCCGATTTCTATTCAAGCATTACATTGCAGACCGACGACGGACTCAGCAGTAATTTGAGCGGAAACGCGCTCACAAGGACATCCACTCCCTTGATCGTTTCAGGGACGCCGGTTCTGGGGAATATCAACATCTCTTCAGATTATTCGGTCGCGGCTGGGTTTTGGCAGTACACAAACGGCATCCAAACAAACATCCTTTACAGTGTCGCTGGAACGCCATTGCCAACTTGCGGAGCATCAACAACTGGAGTCCAACTACAGGTGAGCGATGCCACCATACCAACATTCCTGGGAACATACACCGGTGGCAGCACGGTGCAATCCCCGGTGGTCTGCAACGGAACAAATTGGGTGACGTATTAAGATGAAACGCTCGATTCCGATGTCCGAACGAGTCACAAAGCATTTGCAAGATCTCGTTCGGAAATTGGGAGGCGGTTCAGTTGAAGTGGGATTCATGGAGGGGGCAACGTATCCCGATGGTACCCCAGTGGCGGCCGTGGCGTTCTGGAATGAGTTTGGGCATGAGGGGCCGGCTCCCTTACTCGCGGCACGGACAACGCCGGAATCATCGCCACAGGCACCGCTTCAACCGCAACGACTTTAACTTTCGGCGTGGCGTGGGGAACATGGGCGAATTGCACGGTGAGCGCGGGCACTTCAACCGCGCTTCCCTACGTGAGCGCAATCAGCAAAACGGCGGTGACGTTTACCTACGTGACCACGGGAACACCGGCGCTCTACTACAACTGCAACGGAGATTGATGCTCCACACGAGCAGGGAGAAAGCCAAGGAATTACAATGCGCAGATTAGCGTTACTTTCGATTTTCCTGGCGCTGCCAATCGCAGTAGCGGCTTCAGTATCCGTGTCTCCGTTTCGCACGCCGCGATTTACTGCTGTCGATCCCAATGGCGTGCCGCTCGCGAATGGCTGCGTTTTTACCTATGCGGGGGGAACATCGACCCCGCAAGCCACATACACGGATTACACTGGCGGGACGCCCAACACAAATCCGGTGATTCTCGACTCAACCGGCAGCGCCGTCATGTGGCTGGGTCCGGAAACATACAAATTCATCGCCTTCAGCTATGGCGGAACAAATTGCTCGACTGGCGTGCAGCAATGGTCAGTTGATCAGGTTCCAGGCAGCGAGTGGATCGGCGGCGTGATTTCAGGCGCAACGATTGAGAGTTCCACCATCACGACTTCGACGTTCGATGACGGCACCATTGGCGGAACGACACCGGGACCGGTAAACGGCACATATTTCAATGGTCCAATCGGCACATCCGGCGGAACACCGGCGGCCGGCAGCTTCACAGAAATTGCGGGCAAAGTCGATGCTATGACATTTGCGGCAGAGCCCGTGTTCGACGCCGGGTCCTACACAACCTTTACCATGACGCTTACCGCCAACGTCTCCTCATCGACCGTGAGCGGCGGATTGGCTGGCCAATTCATTCAGTTTGATCTATGCCAGAACGCTACAGGCGGATACACTTTCGCCTGGCCCTCAGGCTTCGTGCACCCCCCCACGCTGCCGACTACCCCCAACGGTTGTATCACCCCGATGTTCTTCTTTGATGGCGCGCTGTGGCAATATGTCAACGCACTCGGCCCGCAGACAGCCGCCACATACGACGTGGTGACGCCAGACTCCGCTGTGACCTTCGCGGTCGATCCCTACTATATTTTTTCGCTCACGCTCAACCAAAACACGACGATGACGCTTACGGGCGCAGTTTTAGGTCAGGAGATCATGACCTATATCTGTCAAAACAGCGTTGGCGGATTTACGTTCACGTGGGATCCCTCGTTCCTGAACCCTCCCGCCGTGCCCGCAGCGCCGAATGCCTGCATAACCCCCGTCTTCGTCTATAACGGCACCAATTGGATTCAGGCCAACACAACCTACCCCTACAGCCCACAGGCGGTTGTCTTCAGCGCGACGCCGGTCTTCAATGCGGGCATTTACAACCAATTTAACATGACGCTGACTGGTGACGTCACGTCCAGCACCCTGACGAGCGGATTCTTCGGGCAGGTAATCAACTTCAATATCTGCCAGGACTCAACAGGTAACAGGAGCTTTGTCTGGCCCACAAATTTCCTAGAGGCTCCGACGGTTGCTTCCGGAGGGTCTTCCTGTACAACCGCGATCGGCGTCTTCAACGGCACGAGCTGGAACTCGGTCGGCTCTTCGACCGCTGGAGTTGTGAGCGGGCTCACGAACTGCCTGACCGCGTCATGTAGCGGCGGAACAAGTTGCCCCACCACTTCAACCTATGCCGCTTCAACCACGTACACGAATTGCGCCAGCTACGCAGTGACGGAAATTGTCAGTATCTCATTGACTGGGACGTCGGGGACGGGGGGCCAATACCAGGCAGCTTTTACCGATGCGGGACTGACCTTCAATGGAGGGGAGATCGCTAACGAGTGCAGCAATAGCCCCGGCGTAAGTTTTACATTCGTAGTGCCACCGGGCGACACTTTTTCGGTGACCCCAACCGTAACCTCGACTTGCTCGCCGGCCGGAACTTGGGCTATCAGTACATGGGCGGAAGTGCATTGACGGGAATTCGCAAGATCCTCGCTTCGGGAATCTTTAGAGCACCCAATTGGGACGCTCTGTGTTCTCAATACGGAGACGAATGTTCTCTGCCTGAGATCGGGAAAATCAATCCTCAACCTGAAATGTACGCGTCCATGGAGCGGCATGGCGCATTGCAATGTTTCGGGGCCTTCGCAGCCGATACGCTGGTAGGCTTTGCCGCTGTTTTGATCTATATTGACCCTCAATACGGAAAGAAAGTGGCAATTGTTGAGAATGTTTTCATCGCGCCGTCTTTCCGGCGCACGGCATTAGGGCTCGGATTGCTTATCAAAGTCGAGCGCCACGCAAAAGAAAACGGATGCACCGCCATAGGATATTCCGTTCCGATTGGCGGTTCCTTAGAGCGTCTTTTGGCGCGGCGCAAGAAATTCAGAAAAACAACTTCGGTATTTACGAGGAATCTGGAGTAATATGTCAGGTTTAGCACTCGGGGCGGGTATTGGTGGGGTCAGCAGCCTGTTTGGAGGGCTGATCGGTAGCAACGCCGCTGAAAAGGCCGCTTCTACTCAAGCGCAAGCTGCAGAACAGTCTGCACAGCTTCAAGCTGGGCTCGGGCAGGAATCGCTCGGGCTTGAGTCGCAGATGTATGGCAATTCGCTGGCGCTCGATCAGCCGTATCTTCAGTCTGGCACGAATGCAATGGCGTCCCTCGACTATCTTTTGGGTCAGGGCGGAGCCAGCGGTCAAGGCGGCGGAGGCCTTTCGACCGGGAACACCAATTTAAGCATTCCGGGGGTTTCTGGCTCGGTCTCGGTGCCGACCGTCAAGGGATTAAGCGGTACCGCTAACACAAATTTGGGTGCCTACGGATCGTTGCTCGCCCCCTATTCCGGTGGAGCGTTCCAGGCTCCTACGGCGGCGCAGGCACAGGCTACCCCCGGCTACCAGTTCGCGCTACAGCAGGGTGAACAGGCTCAACAGGCCGGTGCGGCGGCGAATGGCTCACTCCTCACGGGCGGCACACAGGAGGCGCTCAACAACTACGCGCAGAACTATGCGAACACGAACTACAATAACGTCTACAACCAAGCGCTGAACACTTACCAGACGAATTACAACACGTGGGCTAACCAGCAGGCCAATACCTACAACCGCCTTGCTGGAGTCGCTGGCATGGGTCAGACTACTGCGCAGACACTCGGCGGTCAGGGGCTTCAGAGCGCAGGGCAGATGGCGAACACCCTAACCAATACCGGCCAGCAGATCGGCCAGGGGCTGAACAATGCTGCGGAGGCTACGGCTTCCGGCTACGTGGGCGGCGCGAATGCGTGGCAAGGGGCGCTGTCCGGAGCCGGAGGGAGCCTCTCCAATATGCTCATGCTTCAGCAGCTCCTAGGCGGCGGACAGGGCCAGCAGGATGCAAATCAGGTTAATAACCTCATGGCGAGTGGAGGGGCATTCTAATGGCAACCATCCCTCTTCCGGCTCTTGACGTAAAACCGCCCATCCCAACGCAGGCGAACCCGCTTCAGCAATATGCTGAGATGATGGGTATTCGTAACCAGATGCAGGAGCAACCGCTTCGGCAAGCCGCGCTCCAAAATCAGGTGCAGGCTGGCACGATGGAGAATCAGAAGACCCAGATACAACTCAATGATGCAAAAGCGATGCAGGCGTCGTATCAGCAATGGGTAAAGATGCAAAGCGCTCCTCAATCCCCGGCAACCGGCGCGGCGTCGGCGAGCGATACATCCGCTGCCGCACCTTCCTCTGGCTCTTCCAGTGCGCTGCCGAATTACGACGATTTGATCACGCTGGCGATGAAAAACGGAGCGTCGGCCCAGGCTATCCAGCCACTCACAGAGTATGTTTCCAAGCTGAAAAATCAGGCCGCCGAGACTGCGATGGATGACGCGCGGGCTGGAACCTCGAATGCCGAAACGATGAAGACCAAGAACGGCATGATCGTCGATGCGATGAATGGAGTGCTGAACACTCCAGACGCGCAATTGCCGCAAGCGATACAACAGACAGCGCAACAACTCTCTCACAATGGCCTCTTCGACCCATCACACGTCCAACAGGCCATGCAACTCGCAACGCTTGCGCAGCAGAATCCAGGGCAGGCGCGGCAGCAGTTAGAAATCCAAGCTAAAAGCCTGGGCGGCTATGCTCAACTTCTTGATGCCGCGCAAAAAAAGATTACCTTCCAGAACGCGCAAGGGAAAACTGACCCAAATAGCCCGCTCTACGAGCCGTCGGCCGCATCCATCGCTATGGGGACCGCTCCCGGCGCTGAGCAGATTCAGCAGGGAGAAGTGAATCAGGCGGTAAGGATGCAAACGAATCCGCAGATTCAGCAGGGGAAAGTCCAGGTCGCGGCCGCCGAGGGCGCGGCACGCGCCAACGTAGAAGCCCAAGCGGCGCGGGGCAGCGATGCCGCCCTTGCGATGGTCCCACCGCACTTGGTTGCACCTGCGACAGCAGCCGCAACGAAAGCAGGGGAGGACTATGCTCAGGCGCAGTCGGTCACGCAGACGCTTCAGCAGATGCTCGCCGCTGCGAAGAGCGGGAACGTGGTTTCCTACAAGATCATCCCTCAAGAGGGCGCGCTGCAAATTACGACTTCGCAGGGCGTCCACCGCATCAATATGGCCGAGATTCAGAATTACGGGGGGGGCTCGTGGCTGCAGAGATTGCAGGGGCATCTCGGAGGCGCTCTCACTGGTCGGTCGTTCCCCACCTCTGTACTGAGCGACATGGCTCAGATGCAGGATGTGATGCAGCGCGGGTCTCAGGCCAAATACGAGAATGACCTTTCCACAATAAATCAGACATACGGCGCGAAGTTTAAGCCCGTTGAGCCCGTGCAGGTCAATCCTCCCACTCAAAACGCTAGCCCCGCCGCTGCACCCACGCCGCAGACGCATCAATTTAGTCTGGGGGCATGGCGCGCTGCAAATCCAAAGGGCGATCCGAACGCAGCCAAGGCGGCAGCGCAGCAGCAGGGATATCAGGTGATCCCGTAATGGCGACGTCTCAGGTCGATCTCTCGGCGGGGATGGTACCGAAAGCGGGAAGCGTTGATCTCTCTGCCGGATTGATCGAGAAATCTCCGGCGCCTCCAGGTTGGAGTGTGGGCTCGGTCTTACGCGGCACAGACCCCCTGCACCGCGCGATTGACAGCGCTGCGCAAGCGCCTCCGCTCGATACTTCTTCGGTTGGCGGATTCTTCAAGTCGGCCGGTGCCGATCTTGGGGCGGGCGCAGTGCGTCTGTTCTCACCGCTCGCCCATCCGATCGATACTCTGTCCGCTTTATCGCAGACGGCCGGGCAAATAGCCACAGGAGACACGCTAACACCGGCTGAGAACATGGTGCGTCCATTCATCTCGAATCCGGGCGGTGAGGCTATCGCGGCGCTTCCCCAGGCGGCGCTCATGGGTGCCGGAGGCGCGGAAGTCGAGGATGCGGCAGAATCGATTCCGTCTCGCTCTCCCAAGCTCGTTCCCGGAGAGAATTTCACCGAATCTCAAATGAAGTCTCATGCCGCCGTGACAGCCGAAGGCAATGCGGGGGCCAACCCAAACTTTATTCCGCAAGATATCGCCAAACAGACTGGCTCGATCATCCGCGACACCGCCGCTCAGAACCCGCAAGATGTCGCAGCGATCAATGGCAATGATCCGGTGGCGGCTTTGCAGGCGCACAAGGCAATCATCCGGCAGGCTCAAACCGCTATTGACCAGTCGCATAATGCCATTCTCGGACAGGTGCGCAACGTGCCTGTAGATACGACCTCTATACAGCGGTCCATTATGCCCACGCAGGCGCAATTACAAGCTATCGACCCGGAAGATCTGAATACGATTCAAAATTTGCGTGCGCGCGCTGCGGGTGTGACCACTCTCGATGGCCTCAATGAGTTCCGCAAATACATGAACGTCGAAGATACGACCCTGCGCGGAAATCCGACCTACGCGAAGTCTGTGGGCACCCCGGAGCTTGTGCACCAGATGGCGAACTCGACGCGGAACGCCTACTACGACGCATTGCAGCAAGCCACTGGCGAGGACTTTAGCGGAATCAAAAGGATAGAGGGGGGCTTGATTCAACAGCAAGGAGCACTACAAGGAGCCACACCGCGCCTTGCTGCGGCCGAAGCTAAAGCCAATGCTCCGTTCGACGCCAGAACATTCGTCGGCAACACCATAGAGAGTGCTCCGCAATTGACGCGGGGCAGTGTCCTCGGTCCGGCTTTGAGTAAAGTTGGAGGAATGGTTCGCGGAGGGAAGCTGGATCAGCTTCAGCGCCAGTTGCAAAACTTCTATTCCGATTTGCCGACTTCGCCAACTGTAAGATTGCCGGGACCGGCCCTTTACAGCCCATATACCCCCCATACAGGCCCTGCTCTTCAATTGCCCGCACAAGCAGGCGCGCCCTATGCTCAACCTGGAATGGTGCCATACTCACCGACTATGACTCCCGGCGAGAGAAGCGCGGCTATGATGCAATACTTGCGCCAACGGCAGCAGCTCGGGCTCCCGGGTCAGGGTGTTCCGATCCAGCTTCCCTCACAATTCTAAGGTGATTATGTTGAAACGATTGCTCATTTTCGCGCTATTTCTGCCGATTGCCGCTTTCGCCCAAAACACCAGCACTTTCGGCACCATCAACGCCAGTGCATCGAATTGCACGGCGCGGAGCTGCGTTTACATGCAAGTTCCGATTCTGGGGCAGACCAGTGTCCCCGGCCCGGCGCCGTGGATCACCGTCACGGTATCCGGTACTTGGTCGGGAACGCTTCAGGTTGTCTCGATCAGCTCTCCTACCGCAACCTATCAGAACCTCAACTCGCAGACGTGGACTCAGATCTCCACCATCACCGCCAACGGAAACTGGAGTGTTGCGGTAGGCTCTGCAACCTTCATTCTGGTGCAGGCGCAGACGTGGAATAGCGGTTCTGCCACCGTTACGCTAAACGCCTCCTCAACCGGAACGCCGCTAAACAATCCTGTGTTTTCAGGCCAATTGACGGGCAATGGGCTCGCGGCTCCGAATGGGGGGTCCAACAATGATTGTTGGCCTACAGATGGCGGCCCTGGAATCTCGTGTGCGGGCGCGGCGGGCATCGGCGACCAGATCCAGGAGTTTGCGCCATTCACGGCCCAATGCGGAACGAGCAACGGTTACGCGCTCATGAATTCTGCGGCTGTTGCTACGCTGCCCGCTTATACGGAGAAGTGCCTGATTCCGTTCAGCGCCGTCGGATCGGGGACTCTGGCGCCGATCGTCTCCGGATCGACCAATATCTTCAACGAATGCCCTCCGCCTGGCCTTTTCAGTTCCGTTTCGCTCGCGTCTCCCCAATTGCTGCGTGTGTGGTCGAACGGCGGGAACTGGGAGGCAAGCTGTCCGGCGGTGATAACTGCGAGCAGCGTCTCAACACCAGTGCTGACAAAAAATCTGGTCGCTGATTTCAATGCTAAAGCAGACAGTTCCACCGACAACTGCACGCCGCTAACCAATGCAATTACATGGCTCGCGGCTCATCCTGGAGGTTCTTTGTATGCCCCCTATTGGGAGACGGGCGTCTACAAAACTAGTTGCACTCTGGATTTTGGAGCGGTAGCTCACGGTACAATCCGAGGAGAGGAAGGCCAAGATACAGTCATAGACTACACGGGATCTGGAGCAACGGCATTTAAGCTCGTCGGCACCAGTTACCTGAATTTTGAGGATATCGGTCTCGAAGCGGACAACTCCTCGTCGCCACCAAATTTCATTATGGCTTTGGGGAGAACATCAAATCTGGTAGGAAGCGACATTCACTTCCATGGCGTTACGATCTACGGGTGCGCAACAGAAGCTTCGTTCTATGGCGTGGCGACGGATGGCTTGCAGTTTGACAAAGGTTCCTATATCCGCAAGACCTGTGGTGGGGCTCTCCGCGTTGTCTATCTCTCCCAATCGGACGATCTGAGTTTTGGCGGCATGACTGCCTCAACGAGCCTTGCAATGGACTTATCGGGCCTAGACATTGAGGATCAGTCGTCATCTCCATCCGCAGTTCCTATCCAAATTGAACAAGGCGCTGCAACCTCCCTAAACTACAAAGGCGGGTATCTCAAAGCAGGTAACGACGCCGTACAGATCATCCAGGCTGATGCATCGGTGCAGGGCCAGATTTCCTTTGACGGGACTGTGATTGAATGGGCACCTGGACTCTCCGAGACCTACGCTGCTTTTCACATCATTCCCAATACTGTTATCTATAATGGGGCGATGGGTGGATACAATCTTACAAACATCCGCGCTACCGGACCTCCGCCAAGTGGGAGCGGCTATTTTCTTCTAGCCGATTCAGGCTCTAATATCTTGGGGAGTCAGATAACTAACAACTACGGGGCTGGCTCAATCAGTATCGATGCTGCAACCGGACTCTATCTCATCGACGGACAGGGCGGATCGTTCTCCATCAACAATCACGTCAACCAGTCTTACATCGTGAATACGAACGCAAGCCGTACCATCGCAGATGTTTCAATCACCGCAGCCTATGACTCGACCATTATTGATAACGGAAATCTCAATGCCATTGGCAAGGCTGCGACGCTTAATTCCTTGACGGTAACGGGAAACGTCAGACTAGGTGGAACCCTTGGAGTGTCAGTTGGAGCCACAAACGCAGTCGCTTACCTGACGACCTCGGTGGCGGGAGAAAATCGCGATCTTTGGTACGAGACAAACAACCTGCCTCGCTGGATAGCCCGCGCTAATGCCTCTTCTGAGAGCGGAAGCAACGCAGGCTCAAACTATGAAATTCAAGCTTATTCCGATGCTGGAGCTTATATCGATTCACCCCTTGAGATTGACCGCGCGGCTGGTGGATGGGTTATTTTAAATCGTATCGTCGGCATTAACTCGGGCACGAATATTGTCTATCGCTGCGCCACTTCAGGAACGCTACCTGCTGGCGCACTCACTATCACGGCTGGAAGTTGTGGGACCACGACTGACACAGGATTGCGCATTCCATGAGAAAACTCCTCCAACTCGTCACTCTCCTGCTTTGCGCTCCGCTGGCGTTCGCCTCGTGTCCCTCCGGTGCGAACTATATCAACTGGCAGAGCCCGCTTAGTCAGGTCACGCTTTCGAGTCTTGGCGTAACAACGTGCTATTACGTCTCAGCGACAGGATCGGACTCGAATGCGGGCACCAGCGAATCTAGTCCGTGGCTGCACGCGCCAGGTATGCCAGCGGCCACAGGCAATGCAGCAGCACTCAATCCTACGGGCGGCGTCGGCATCATCTTTCGCGGCGGCGATACGTGGCACTTCGGCAATTCTGGAGCTTCGCCATATACCGGCGGATCGTGGGATTGGAGTTGGAACGGAACGAGCGGCAATCCCAACTATATCGGCGTGGATCAGACATGGTTCTCCGGCTCGTCTTGGGCGCGGCCTATCCTGACGTGGGACAACCCCGCAACCACTTCAACCTCGCTCGGTTCCTGCACGCATCCAAGCAACGACATGTGGGACGGCGGAGGAGTAGGAAATTACATTCTCGACAACTTCGAAATGACGGGCATCTGTACCACCCCGTCAAATTGGTCCCCCATCTATGTCAGTTACAACGAGACGAGCGCCGGAACGTTCTATTACAACCTTTATATTCATGGTTGGAGTCATGTCCAATTCACCGTAGCGGGGAATTGCGACATCAATTCGCAATGCATGAGCGCCTTTCGTGGCTTCCCGACCGGTTACACCCTCGGCCCATCGGCTCCCGGCGACGTGCTTCTCTTCGATGTGGTGGACGGCGCGGACTCAGACCCGGTGCAACAGGAGTTCATGTACGGCGGGGCCTGGGAGATTGCCTATTCCTACTTCAACGATGGCGCGCAGTTCATCACCCGTACGCAGCACATCTTCCATGACAACACCATCAATAACTTCGTCAACAGCGGTCACTCGAATATCATGGAGAGTGTTGGCCCGGATCAGGCCAGCCCGGCGAACGCATACGCCATCTATAACAATCTTTTCGAGAACCTGTACCTTTCCGGTCCCACAACCAATGTAGGATTCTGGCCTATTCCGCCAGTAGGAGCGACTCTCTACTGGTTCAATAACGTGGTCTGGAACGCGGGACCGATGGAGCTATTCAACGGGCCGAACTCTTATAACCAAGGCACGACCTCGCGCTTCAACGACACCTTTCAGAACATCGCTGGCGGCGGGAACGACATCAGTTGCGGTGTTTCTCCGTACAGCGCACCTTACGCCGATGCGAACATACATTTCATCTCCTCAGACGTGGGCAGCATCTACAGTTCGTCCTGCTCGGGTCAGGGAAGCGCCGCAACGAATATCTTGATGACCAATGCGGCGGCCAACGCGGCAGGATATACAAGCTCGACCACGCCCGTCTACGCGCCGCAATCTGGGAGCGCGCCGACTGTGGGCGCGGGAACCAACAAGACTTCTACCTTCTGCGCCGCGCTTTCATCGGCATCGGGCAGCGACCCCACTTTGACAGATGCAGCGGCGAAGTGTGCGGCATCGACAACCTACGGTGTCGCCTACAACGCAACCACGCACAGCACCAGTTCTCCGGGAGCAGCCCCGACCTCGCGGCCTGCAGGCGGTGCGTGGGATGTAGGAGCCTATCAGTATAGCGGCGCGCCCCCACCAGCCCAGCCGGTCGCTTCTGTCTCTCCATCTACGCTCGCTTTCGGTAACCAGGTCATTACGGTCACAGGCGGCCCACAGACGGTTACGCTCTCGAACACCGGCACAGCTTCACTCATCATTGCCAGCATTATTTCGAGCAGTTCTGAGTTCGCAGTCGCGACGAATACTTGCCAATCGACTTTCGCGTATTCGCTCCCCGCTGGCCAGTCCTGCACCGTCACTGTAACGTTCACACCGAATGCTCTCGGGGCGCAGAACGGCATACTGACCTTTACGGATAATTCAGGCGGCACATCGGGTTCCCAGCAGACGGTCGCACTCACCGGCACAGGAATCTCAGGCGGACTCTGGACCACGGCGACATCGACGCCGAATTTCTCTGTTTCATGGTCGAGCGCCGGGACAACACAGACCTGCTCGGCGACCAAGACTCTTACCCCCAGCTCGCCCGCGGTCCTCGTCTGGTGGGGATGGCTCGAAGGGGCCGCGCCGACCGTCAACGCCGTCTCCGGTGATGCGCTGGCCAATGTGCCGGCTCTCTTCAAGACTCAGCCCGCCACAGCAGGCGGCAAATATATGTTCTCCGGCGGCGCTTACGAGGCCAGTGCGGCCGGTGGAAGTACGACTGGCAGCATCACACTCAACACAACTTCGACGATGGGCAACCTCGATTGCGACATCGTTCAGCCCATCATCAGTTCGGGAACTGCGATTCTCGACGGTACAACGGCCATCGGTTACCCGAACTGCAATACAGCCTGCGCTGCGCCTGCGCCGACCCTTTCAGGCAATGACTACGTGCTCGTCTGGGGCGCGAAAGGTAATCCGGCTCCAACCGCGCCGGGAGGACCATGGACCACTCCCGCCGACATCGATACCTCTAACCAATACGGCGGCGCGTTTGGCGCTCTCAATCAATCAACCTTCGTACCGTTCACCTTCGGACCCGTTAGTACAACGGACTACGAGTCCATCTCAGCGATTTCGCTAGGGCAATCTGCGGCGCTCACCGTCGCTGTCTCACCCTCCGGGTCCGGGACGCTCTCCTGCTCCTCTGGCAATTATCCAAATGGGAAGGCAATTACTTGCGTTGCCACGCCGGGCTCAGGCTATGGCACGCCGACTTGGTCAGGAGTCTCCGGGTGCTCTGGTGTCTCTTGCACGTTCAACATGAACGGGCCGACTTCTGTAACCGCTGTCTTTCCGGCTGTCACCTATACCTTGACCCAGGTCATATCTCCTGTGTCTTCTGGATACGTCGCCGGCCCTAACTGCAATACGGGCTCCTATACCTCGGGAACGACTATTGGTCCTTGCATGGCGACTCCAGCGGCCAGTTACGCTTTCGCTGGATGGTCCGGCGGCGGCTGCTCGGGAACCTCGACTTGCACCGTTGCCTCGCTCTCGGCCAATACGACCCTCACGGCGACGTTCACGCCGACCGGCGGCGGCAGCTACACGTGGACGCCCACCATTAGCCCTGTAGCAAGTGGGACGCTAGCAGGAACGCACTGCGCGGCAGGAACCTACACCTCTGGAACAACCATTGGCGCCTGCACCGCTACCCCAGCGACCGGCTATGCCTTTGATGACTGGTCCTCGGTGTCGGGATCGGCGGGATGTTCCGGTGCGACAAACCCCTGTGCCTCGTTCGTCATCTCGGCTAACTCGGCCGCTACGGCCAACTTCACCCAGACCTCCTACACGCTCGGCGCGACGACCAGCGGGACAGGCTCGGGCACAGCAACACCGTCTGCAACGTCGCTGCACTACGGCGACGCTTATACGATCACGGTCGCTCCGGCAACTGGATCGGTTGTGGATTCAGTCACCGGTTGCGGAGTCTCACCGACGCCGCCTTACACCGGTACGATGCCTGCGGCAACGTGCTCGGTCCAGGTTGTCTTTGGCATTGAATCGTTTATGTGGACTCCTCTCGTATCCCCGGCGGGAACCGGAAGCATCACCGGCACGAACTCGGTAGGGGGAACCTATGTTTCGGCCACGCCCATCGGCGCTCTCACTCCGAATCCGGTAGCGGGATATTCTTTCGTTGATTGGAGCAACGCTCTTGGTTCGGCTGGATGCTCGGGTTCGACGGTTCCCTGTGTACAATTTAATCTGGAAGCCGACTCGGGGATTACTGCAAACTTCGCGCCCAACAACTACACAATCTCGGTTTCAGTGCCGGGCGGCGGCGGCACCGTGACGGGCTGCTCTGGATCACACGCCTATGGCTCGCTCTATACCTGCACCGCAACACCGGCGGCAAACCAATACCTGCAATCGATCAGCGGCTGCGGTGGCAGCGGCGGGACGACCTATTCGGGAGCCACGCCCCCAACCGACTGCAATGTAGTTGCCACATTTGGTATTGTGACTAGCGGAAATTCATCAGCGCAACTACTTGAGACCCAGTGAGGCTATGGCTATGACGAAAGGGGATGCGGAGCTTTATGGCTGATCCGGCAAGCATTGAATTTGGCAGGGCTCATGATCTTGCGGAGCGCTTGTACGAGCTTCAGGCTGCTCAAGCTACGCAAGTTTTAGACGGCGTCCACCTACTCAACACGAGCGTGAATGAGTTAAAAACAACTGTGGCGCTTATACAATCGCACACTGCAGGGTTGCCGGATCGCGTGTTGGCGCTTGAAAACTTGCGCTATAAGGGGATGTCAATTATAGCATTTGCAATGTTCACCTTTGGGCTTATTCAAAGCGTGGTAATGCTAGTGGCGACGAAGCACTGGTAACGTACAAGCGGAGCAATACAATATGAAAGGGCCTATACTATGGAAATCAGCGAAGCGGGACTCGACCTCATCAAGCGCTCTGAAGGCTTCAGGGCGGAACCCTATCGTGACGTCGCCGGTTATGCCACTATCGGTTACGGCCACAAGCTGAGGCCGGGCGAGCAATACGACCATGGCATCACCGAAGCGACTGCCGTGATGCTGCTTGAGCAGGACATAAAATCATCGGAAGGGGCAGTAGGCCGCTTGGTGCATGTGGCGATGACTCAGGGCCAGTTTGATGCGCTGGTAGACTTCGTGTTCAACCTGGGTCCCGGCGCGCTGGCGAATTCAACACTATTGCGCGATCTCAACAATAAAGAGTACGCGCTGGTCGGCCTGCAGCTTCTCCTTTGGGATCATGGGTTTGTAGCGGGCAGGGAGCAGGAAGTTTATGCGCTTAAAGAGCGCCGCCAAGCTGAACTGACCCTATGGAAAGGAACGCCTATTGCGCCGGAGCCGGTTGCGGTGTAGAATCTAGCCTGTATCCCAAAGGAGACGAATGAGCTATCCGAGTAATTTCGATAACGCTTACGGCGCCGCCTGCCAAGGGGAAACGAAAGCGGAGAAACAACCCTTCAACACCCAATGCGAACCGCCCAGACAGATACGCCGCACCGCGCGCGAAGAGGCGGAGCAACAGTCTGCCTTCCACGCCGATCGTGCCGCCAAGCAAGAAAGGGCAGCAGCATTCTTCAGCGAGAATCCAGCGTTTGACGAGTTCATCAGCCTGATTCGTTCCGGTGCGGTCCAAATTTGAAAAGAGTGCGGGCTACTGGAGGAATTAACATCTATGGAAACCAGTATGCTACAGAAGCTTGTAGCGGCTCTCAATTCCGTTAACACTCCGTGGGTGGCCATTGTGGTCATTGTCATCGGGATGGCCTTCGATCTGACCTGCAAAGTCTACGGCGTGGCCCCTGACGCGGCAACTGGCGTGATTGGCGCCGGTATCGGCTTGCTAACCGGCCAAGCTATGGGAGCGCAGGGCAAGGACAGGACCCACCCTACTACGCCGGTGGACCCTACTACGCCGGTGGACCCGGCTCAACTCAAATAAAGGAGTTTCACATGGCAAGTTTGAGTACCATCCTCTCTGACATCGGCACCGGCCTGAAGAAATTCTTCAGCGTGGCCATCACCGTGGCGCAGGCCGCAGAACCCCTGGTAGACATTGCGTTTCCGGGCATTGCTACCCTATACAACCTCACCGTTTCCGAAGTTGCCAAAGCTGAAGCCGCTGCGGTAGCTGCCGGTGCGCAGAGTGGTACGGGAGCGCAAAAGCTCGCGCTTGTCGTGGCTGCAATTGAGCCGGTATTTGCGCAATATGCGGCTACTTCGGGCATTCCGAGCGCCTCTCAAGCGACCGCCATCACCGCGTGGGTAAATGCGGTCGTCGCTAGCCTCAACGCGATTCCTGCCTGCGGCACTACCACGGCGGCTTAATGGCCTGTATCAGAGTCCGATTCGTTGCAGACAGCAGTTTTATTGGAAGGGCGATCCGGTATGTTACTGGATCGCTCTTTCAGCATGTGGAGTTTGGCACTCCAGAAGGCACCTGGATCGGCGCACATTCGGATGGCGGAATTCGAGAACGCCCTGCTACTTACTGTGTGCCAACGAGGGAATATGTCTACGAAGTCCCCTGCACTGACGCCCGGCAAGCCACCTTGCTCACATGGGCGCGCTCGCAGATCGGGGTGAAGTATAACCTGCTCGACATTGCGGGACTTTTGTTCAAGGCCAGATTTTTAACGTCACCAAATCGATTTATCTGCTCGCAGTTCTGCACGGATGGCCTGTTAATGGTATTCGGTGCCAAAAGGGTGCTGAATGTGCTTTCGGGCTATGCGTACCTCGTGACGCCTGAAACTTTGCACCTTAGTCCCATCTTTGTCGGCAATTTAGTGAAGCGCAAAGGGTGACTTTCGTACCGTTGAGGAGCGCGATGGCGATAATCTTGAAGCTCAATGGGAAGCCGTTTGATCTGTGTCACCCTCGCCCAACCGAAGTAAAGATAAGGGCGTTCCTCGATCAAGCGCCAGCAGACGAGATCTTCACGAATAGCGACTTGGCGATCAAGATCGAAGGCTCCCAACTAAACATGAAGGCGTGCGGGAAAGAATACGCAGAATCGCTGCCGACCTATACCGCGCGCGTCGGAGGTGCTCGCTACTGGGGCAACCCGAAGGCAATCGCGGAGTTATTGCGAAGGGTCAAAAATGAAAGTAACTGACGCAGTGGCAGTCAAAGTAGTCTCGGACAAGAAGAAAGCCGACTTTAAGTGGCGCGAATGGTGCGCCCACGCCGAGGCTACGCAAGAGCTTTACAGGCGCGCATCGGTCTCGCAGAAATTCGCGAAGATCAAGCTCGGCTCCGGCAAGAGGCCGATTTGTCTACTTCCGTTCTCTGACCAGCATATCGGCGCGCGCGGCATGAATTATAAGATCTTCCGCACCATGACGGAAGAAATCCTGGCCGATCCGCTGATTTATATAGCCATCATCGGCGACCTGGCGGAATTCGCTATCAAGCTGCGCAGCGTTGCCGAAATCTGCGCCCAGATCTTCTCTCCCGAGAAACAGATGCAGTTTGTGGAAGACTGGTTTCGAGAAATCGAGCCTAAAGTTGCATTCTGCTCTTGGGGCAACCACGACGACGAGCGCACGGAGAAGCAGGCCGGCTTCGGCGTGATGAAATGGCTGATGGGAAAACGCGCCGTGTATTTCGACGGGATCGGCCATGCCGATATTACGGTGGGAAAGCAAACCTACGCTTTTGCCGTGAGTCATAAGTTTCGCGGCTATTCCTATATGAACCCGTGCCACGCTGGCCAGCGGTACATGCGGTTTCAGGGCGTAGACCGCGAATGCGCCATCATGGGAGACATTCACACGCCTGCATTCATGCACTACTACGACGGGCCCAAAGAGCGGCTTTCTATGGTGGCCGGAAGCCTGAACGTGGGCTCCCTCTACGCTGAGCGATACTTCTCGATCTTCACGCAGCCGCAATATCCGTGCATTGCTCTCGACAATAGCGTGCATTCTCTCCAGCCGTTCAAGAACCTGGCAGCCTGGAAGCTGTCAACTCGCAGGTAGCCATGCGCAAACCCACGATGCCGGAGTCGATCAAGATAGGTCCGCACACCTACGCAGTTCTGCGGGCGTATCGGCCGGGCGCAAATGGCTACTGCGATATGGATGGCCTCAGGCTGGCGGTTCAGCCGCGCCTTCGCCGGTCAAAGGCTCAGGAAGTGTTGCTCCACGAGATCATGCACGCCTTAACGCATCCGACTCTTTGCGGTGGCGATAAGTTCACAGATGAAGAGTTTGTCACTGGCGTGACACCGATACTGCTGCAGGTCCTACAAGAAAATCCGGGTCTGCTTTCCTATCTCGCCCAGCCATAAGGAGACGTTATGGACGCATTATCCCCGCAGTCGCAGGTAACGCGCGACCTTGAGCTGTTCCTTGAAGAGATCCGCGACTCGTGCCAGAATCATGCTGGCCGCAAGGGGTATCAGGAGGGAGGGAAAGATAAACTGGGGCCTCTCATTATGGGCCTGGGTGTTGCAGAGGAGCACGCGATAGGAGAGATACTGACGAAACTCGTTGAGTTTCGCAAGACCAGAAGGCGCGTTTTGGCGGTCAAGATTGCTGGATGGGCGTGGCGTCTATGGCTTGCAGTTCCCGATTCAGAACCGTCGCCAGACTCAACACGGCCCCGCTAGAGCACGCCGGGCAGATGCGCGCGTGGTTGCCAATTGCATGACAATCTGCACAAAGGTATGCAAATTGCAACGGAATGTGCTGCAGGTCTTCACGTCCCTGTGCGGTCATAACGCCTCCAGCTTCTCTGCGTTAGCGAGTGCCATTTGCGCTTTTTCCAACTTCCTCTGTAGTACACGGAGAACTTTTGCAAGCGCGTCCCGCCCGATCTTTGCGTTGTCGTATCCGTGCTCAAGGTACCAGCAAATAGCAGCGAGAGTGCTTATCTCCAGAGCTAAGCAAGCATCTCCGTTCATCGCTTCCCGCAGCTCCCGCTGCGAGTCGTCTCGGATGGTCGACCGGCTCATGAGTTATGCTCCCTGATCGAATCGACCAGCGATTGGGGATCGTTCTCTTGATACCAGTCGCGGTCATGTTCGCCTTCGGCTTCGCGGCGAGCCTCAAGCAGATAATCAGCGTGCTCTTCCATCCACTCGGCGCGAGATTTCTCTCGACGCTGGCAGTTGGACAGGCGGTACTCTTCCTCTTCGGGCGATTCAAGCTTCCAATCGTCGTAAGTCATTCTCATGCTCCCCTCACTGTCAGAACGGTGCGCGGATTGGCCCAGTCTCGATCCACGCGCACGCGCCAATCTTTGACTGCGGCATCGGAATGGATCACCCCAGCTTCTACCAATCCGTCCCCGATGCATTTGTTGAAGTTGTCCGCATCTCCGCGCGCGCGCTTACCCAGGAAGATAACGGCATCGATCACATACCGCTTGGCGTCTATTTTGGCCCCGCGCGCATAGATCCCGACTGCGGCCTTGAACGCCTTCGCCTCTTTGGTTTGGTAATGAAAGCCTTTACGTGTGTGACGAACATAGTTGTTCACCGATGGAGGTACCAGCGGCAGGGTGAGTGTAATTTCAGTCATGCTGCTCCTCGTCGTAGAATCAAGAGGCCCTCCATGCGGCATCAAGATTCAAAAAAAACTCTTTGCTGACCCCAAACGCTACACCCAGATCGCGCGCCATATCTTCACTGAGAAGCACATCTGGGATGGTCATATACATCTCAAATGCGAGCATATTAACATCCCAGTCCTCTTCGCTCTCGTAGCGACGCATTCTAGATACAAGATCGCGCAGAGTCCATTCGCGGGCATCCAGTTCCTCTTGAATGAAGAATGATGGGTGATAAGACCTGTCCATCACTCACGCCACCTTACCTTCTGCACATAAACGAAACCAAGCGGACGCCAACATAGCCCTATCGAGACGGGATACTTGAGCCAAAGTCATTCCTTCTCGCAGCAGATCCAACTGTTTTGCTAACACGTCGTCATCTGTCATATGGTCGATAATGTCAGCACAACGGAGCATCGTGGCCTTGAAGGTTGTTTTCATGACGACCTCTTCGTTATCTGAAAGCGCACAGTCTTCCATCACGCCACCTTACGCAACTGCCCGATGAGCCACAGAGCCACTTTTCGGCTGACCCCAAGCTGCGACCAGCGCCGCTTACCGCATTCCTGGCAGGTAACAACACGCTCCTCGTTCACGCCACCGCACAGGCAGCGCCAAAGATCGTCTCTCGAAAAAGCCTTCAGCATGGTCCCTCATAAGTTGCAGAGGACGCAGGTCAGGCTGACTATTAAGTCCTGGCTACAACCGCACGCCTCGGACTCCTCTGCAACTAGAATCAACCTAGCTAATCTCAACCCTTATTGTCAAGAGAACTTTGGTAACTATTTGAAATACTGAGCTGGCCGACCGCCTTTGGATAGTTTTGTTAGGAGGGCGAGATCGCGGCAGCTGATATGCACGACTTCCAGCACGCGGAAACGGTCATGCCGGTGAATCAACAGGCCGCAGGTCGAGCAGACCATGGGAGGGCCGCGCTTCGCCTGCAGTTTGGCGCGGCTCAACTGGTATAGATACCGCCATAGAAAGTTCATGCAATCCTCCGAAACGTCAATGCCCATACCCAGTGACTCATGAGCTGCAAACGCACGTCGGTAATCTCCAGCGTGATGCGGCTCGCCCATCGGGGCATGAAGATTGACGGAGTGAACGCAGCGCAGCTTGGGCCGCGGTAGCCTTCGCGGAAGGCTGCTATCCCATGCGGCCCCTTCTTTGGCCACGCGAAACGGCAGGCATCGCAGCCGCACTTCTGGAAGCTCTCCGGTACCCACATCCGGTCGCCGGGGACGCCCCAGGGACAGAGGTCCGAGTAGACGCTGCGCCTAGTTTGAGATTTTCGACCTTCCAATATCGCCTTGACCATCGGCGCGCTGAATATAATCGGCGTCTCTTTCATGCGCCCCCCCCACTGCAACGTTCCGCGAGCACCATCATGCGGTCTACTACAGCACTATCCTCTTTGCGATCCCGCCGAACAATGCGCTGGCTTGGCAGCAAACGGGGACGTTGCTTAGGCGGGAGCGGCCACTTGAACCCCATTTGCTTGCTGATGTAAATCGCCGCCGAGTGGTGCATTTGCAGTAGCCGGCACGCTTGAGCGATCCAAACCCCCGAAGCAGCCAATTCTTGAACTTTCTCCCAGTCGATCCGCCGAGGCGCCCCACCTTTACCTTTGAACCGAACCCCAAGACGATACGCTGCACGTTTAACCGCCGCGATCGAGCAGCCGATCCGATTGGCAGCCTCATTCTTCGTGTAGCCGCCAGTCGCCATTGCTCTCACGGTTTCGCACCTTTCTTGCGACCACGCGAGGTATCTACGGCCGCAGGGAATCTTCTTTTCTTTGCATATCGCCCAAATCGAGCAAGGAGTAGTGCTGAACTCCACAGCAATATCTCGAATAGACATGCCGGCCGCCAGGTGCCGAAGTTTCTCCAAACGGTCCGGTGTCCACTTGGTGTATTTATTCCTCGTGGCAATCATATACTTGAGTCCCTTGGCTGTTCGATTTCGATGATGTGCGTCAAGTGCCACTTGCCGCTTGCGCGTGGATAAAGTTCCTTCAAGAGCCACGGAACCAGCGTGTTAGTCCAGTCATGAAGTCCTACCCATCCAGTCCCGTTATTCAGGCAATTCACATCCCAGATTCCGATGTTGTCTTGGTTTGCGTAGCTTGCGCCCACCCAATGCGTAGCTCGGTAGCGGGCGGCTATCGGCACACCATCTTTCGTCCATGGTCCTTCCCACTGGACCCTCGCAAGGCCATATCTAGGCCATGGCGCTCTACCAGTCCGCTCCATCTCGAATCGCCAATTGAGCCTGCCAAACTCAATCACTTTAGCGCCAATGTTCTTCAAAATATGAGCCATGAGAGTAGGGTTTGTGTACCGCTTTAATTCAAAGTCGCCCAAATGAGGCCGCAACTCAGCCAGCGAAAGTCCGCAAATAGAGGCGACCGCTGCAGGGCCACAATTCAAGCCCCACTCATCAGCAGCGGCGTTGGCTTCGTCCATGGAAAATCGGAGTTTCATACGTTCACTTCTCCAAGGGAATTAAGTACGTAATTCCCATTTATTTCTCATGGCGATTATCCTTGCACCCATCGCAAATCCACTTTCTCAACGCAGGATCTGATTTATCTACACAGTAGACCCTCCCGACATC